TCTGTTCCCAGCAGGTCAAAACCGGCATTGCAGAACGCCGAAATGGAATGAAACAGTGCATACCAGATCCCGCGCAAACCATAATCGGCGCAAAATGTCGGCAGCAGCAGTGCAGCACCGGCCAATTCAAACAGGGCGGTGATCCGCAGAATAAAGCCTGTCAGCCGCACAATGCCGCCCATCTGTGGGGCAGCGGTGGCTTCCTGCATCGTGCTGCGCTGCTTGAGGGAGATCTTTCGCCCGGAAAGCAGCGCAAAGGCAGCACCCACCGTAATGACGCCCAGTCCTCCGATCTGGATCAGAAGAAGGATCACACTCTGCCCGAATACCGACCAGTAGCTGCCGGTATCCTGTACCACAAGTCCGGTCACGCAAAGGGCAGAGGTGGAGGTAAATAGTGCCTCATGGAACGGTGTAACGCACCGCTGCTGTGCAGCGATCGGAAGCATCAGAAGCAATGCGCCCACCAGATCAACTGCCGCAAACCCTGCAATAATGACCTGAAAAGAAGAAAAACGGTGCTGCCTGTAACGAGGATATTGAATCATAAAAGCTCCTTTACCTGTCCGTGTGCATAAAGATTAGCATGGAATAGATAAAAGAGTCGTAAAGAAAATTGTAGAAGTATAAAGATTCCATTAAAATTGATCGGGCAACACCAAATAACAAATGCTGGACATCACCAGCGCAAAAAACGGTAATGTCCAGCATTTATTCAGATTTCTAACCCATGGCTCCCGGCCACATTCTTCAAATATTTCTCCGGGTCACCATTCAGAATCAAATCCGCATAGCCAAGCGGGTCATTGTAGATGAGATAATCCAACTCCGACCTCTACGCCATAGTCACGTCCAGTGCATCCTCGACCCCGGTGCAGTCAATGGAGATCATTCTCCCATCCCGGAGCAGCAGCTCCACGCAGCCGGTGTCCATGTTGAAATGGCAAGCTCTTGCATCGTACTTCATGTTCATGTCCTCCTGAAATCATGTCGTAGCTTATATCGGTCGATCTATGATTTCGGATTTCATCTTCCACGGACACCTGCGTTGAATTTTCCGAAGAAAACAAATAATCCGAACCCATCTCCTATCGGAAACAAGTTCGGATTATTTTTGTTTGGTCCGCCTTATGTTTCCCCAGTCGAACCTTTCCGTCACCGTCTTTCCTTCTTATTTTCTTCTTACCCGTCCCCTCTCCCATTAACCCCTTCTCACCAGCGCATTGTACAGCATCACCAAAAACTGCACCGCGGACGGTGTGCCGGTCAGTGGGTAGCCTGCCAGCTGTTGCACATGTTCCGGGCTTGTGTTCCATGCGATCTGTGCGGCTCGACGAATCGTGCTCTGAATGGCTGTCCAGTAGCAGTGATATTGTTCTGACAGTGGCTCATATACTTCCTTCTGTACAGCCTCCAGCCTGTCCTCCTGCTCATAGATCCGGGCCAGCGCATCCCGCAGAATGCGATAAGCTCTCATATTACGGGTGATTCCCAGCGGGCGCAAGATGTCAGCCACCCGGAGTGCAAAGTCTGTCGTTTCGGTCGTAGTCATTTTTTACACATTCTTCCACGCCCACTTTAGCCGAAAAATGTCGGGATGTGTCAATTGCGCCCTAATGTGTCGGAATAGGTCGCTTGCAAACAAAAACAGCCCCGGGAACCAGATGGTTCCCGGGGCTGTTGCTCTATGTAGGCGTACACCCTGCCGCCGCAGCGGCTAAGTTATGCATAGTTGCTTACAAAATGGAAGCACCTGCTGAGCTTAGTGCACGCCCTTCTTCAGCTGCTCCAGATAGCTGTCCGCCGCCAGCGCCTCTTTGGTAAAGGAGTTGTTCTCCCACCATGCCCAGATGGCCGCCGCCGAGGTCAGGCCCGCCGTCACCCACTGCTCCAGCTGTGCACTGTCAATGGGCAGCAGCGGCTTGCCGCAGGCGCTGAGGATCTGGTTTGCCAGGGCCAGGCCCAGCACGGCGGTGCGTGCCACGGTGCCGGCGGAAATGTTGTTGTTCTTCGTGATGTGTGCGTTCATGTTCAGGTTCCTTTCTGCTCTTCCGAGCGCTGCTTTAAAATGTCCACGGCCTTGGTGATCACTGCCGGAATCGGCAGGCCCATCAGGCCGGCATTCTCAATGATGGAAATGGTCTCGTTGCAGATAAAGCCGATGACTACGGCGTCCCGCACAAAGCTGGTCGCCATCACGACATCCAGCTGGCAGGCTACCAGCACGATCAGCAGGGTCTCCCCCTTGCGGATCAGTCCCTTCCAGCCCGCACGGCTTTCCAGCGCGCCGGTCTGGCTCTTGGGGCTGGCGTGGAAAACCCCGGCCACGATCAGGCCGGTCACGTAGTCCACGGCCATGAAGATGATCAGCGTCTGCAGCGCCGCATCCCAGCCGCCGTACAGGCTGGCAATGGCAGCACCCAGCGCCCCCACGGCCATGCAAAAAGTATCTTTCATGGTGCTTCCTCCTTTCGTCTCATTTTCAGGCTCTCGTCTCAAAGCGGGGTGCCGTGAGACGATCACCCCGTCCATCTGCTTTTGTTCGGTCGGGTGTCAACGTGCACCCAGCCCTTGGCGCGGCCAGCCTTGACCGGGTAGCGGCCCACGCCGCCCCAGTCCGGCATCAGGGCCTCGGCGTAGGCGGCCACGTCCTCGACGCTGACGCCCTGCACCTGGATGTCAGCCGCCCGGCCCAGCAGGTGCTGGCTGCTCTTGGCTCCACCCACGGCCGCGTTGTGGGCCGCCGTGCGGTAGCCGCTGGTGATCGTGATGGGCTTGTTAAAATGCTCCCGGATGGCCTGCAGCAGCACCACGAGGGTCTGGTCGATCATGATGGCGTCGCTGCCGTCGCGGCAGCGAAACTCGCGCACCTTAAAGCCCGGTGCCAGCTGCCTGGCCCCGTCCTTGGCAAGGCTATACTGTTTGATTGCCATTTTGTCACGTCCTTTCTGTTTCGTCAGGTTCTTCTGTTTCTTCGTCCTGCTCGGATACTGCGGAGATGCCGTTTGCGGCCAGTAGCGTGTCAATATCGTCAAGGTATTTGGCGATTTTTCCAAGTGTCACGTTAAGGTTTTCACCGCTCACGATTTTTGACCGCGCGGACGGCTTCGTAAAGGTTACTTTACATACGTTCGCATAGCCGGAAAACGACTGTGCCGCTACTTCCGCCGGGAAGGTTGCATTTCCGGCGTAGTCGTACTTGTACAGATGACCAAACCTTGCAATGTTCGAGTTCACCCTCCATGTCGTGATGCCGATAAACAGGAGGTTTAACAGGGCAAGATTTCCTTTGCTTGCGCCCGAAGTCGGAGGCTGTCCGGCCTGGAACGTCAGCCGGATGGAGTTGGTCTGATTTACCTGCGTCTGTGTTCCCCCGAATTGTTTTTGTAAAGGAATCTCATTCCAGCCGGTCCATCCGTCGAGGTTGTTGGTCGATATCACGGCAAAGTCATCTGGTGCCCCGATCCGGCTTTGTTCGATTGTGACGGTACACTTGCTGGAGCCGTTCGTCGACACATTGAGCAGGATGGACTTTAGCATTGTATACACATTGCAGTCATTTGCGGTGACCGTCACACGGAGCCTGTCGTTTACCGTTGCATAGCGGTCCCATACTTTTCCGATGGTCAGATTCGTGCCCAGTGATTCGGAGAGCAGCTGTATCTTGTTTTGGTCGTTGCACCCGTAGTCCTCCCAAGTGTCACCGCCGTCAGTGCTGTACTCGACTTTCACGCCTGCGGGATCGCACAGTTCAAACTTGTTGCTGCCGATGGCTCCGATCAGAGCTGCCGAGACCGGGGACACTGCGCCTACAACGGCCTTGCCCCCCCAACCAACGTCTGTAGCGTACACATTGCCAGGCGACGAGCCGGGGACCCCCTGCGGCCCGGCAGGGCCCTGTGCTCCGGTGTCACCCTTTTCGCCACGCTCTCCTTGTGGCCCCTGCTCACCTTGTGGGCCGCGCTCGCCGGTGTCTCCCTTCGGTCCCTGTGGGCCTGCCGGGCCTTGCGGTCCCACCGCACCGGTGTCTCCTTTGTCGCCCTTGGGACCCTGCGGCCCGGTTTCTCCGGTGTCACCTTTGGGGCCTTGAGGGCCTGTCTCGCCCTGCGGGCCGACCGGGCCGATGGGGCCAGTGCCGCCCTTGTCACCCTTCTCGCCTTTGAAGTCACCGCTTGCGATGCCGTCCTTCAGCTCCTGCAGGCTGCCAGCGGCTTCCTGAGCGCTCTGGTCTGCATTGCCTGCGCTGGTGGCGGCTTCACTGGCAGCGGTCTGGGCGGCTTCTGTAGAGGCTTCCACCTGCTGGAGGGCCTTGTCCCTGGCTGCGTCTACAGCCTGTGTGGCGGTGGTCTGCTTGTCACCGATGGCTTTCAGAGCGTCCTCTTTGGCGGTGATGGTGTCAGAAAGGGCTTTCCCGGCCTT